TTGGATTTTGAACCACCAGTTTTTGAAGAAGCACAATACACAGAATTAGAAAATGAAAAACCTATTGATGTATCTGACTTTGAAGAAATAAAAGAACCTGCAACAGAAAAAGAAAGCGAAGAAGAGCCATTTTAATTGAAACAATAGCAACTGGTTCAAGTGGTAACTGCTACGTCTTAAATGATGGACGTACTACGTTACTGCTTGAGGCAGGAATAAAATTTGAACGTGTTCAAAAGCATTTCAAATATAAAACAAGACATATAGCAGGGTGTCTTATCACACACGAACATGGTGATCATGCAAAGTACACAAAGCAGTTTGTCGACAATGGTGTAATCAGCTATATGACTGCTGGAACACAACGAGCTATGGATTTTGAAAGTCATCGCTTATGCACGATTAAGGCAAAGCAAGAGCTACGAATTGGTACGTGGTCAATTTTACCATTTGACATTGAACATGATGCTAACGAGCCTGTGGCTTTCTTATTACAAAGCACATTAGGTTATAAGGTCCTGTATGTTACTGATACGAAGTATCTGAAATACAAATTTAACGGCATTACGCACATGATGTTAGAAGTTAATTATATCTATGAACAAATGCAAGAAAACATAAAAAACGGCAGTGTACACAGCGCATTAGCAAACAGAATTATGGAGTCTCATTTTAGCTTAGAACATGCTATCGGAATGTTGAAAGCAAATGATTTAACTAGACTCGAAGAAATACATTTAATTCATTTAAGTAGTCAAAATTCAAATGCAAAATACATTAAAAGTGAAATACAAAAAGTGACGGGCGCGCCCGTTTATGTTGGAGGTTTATAAATGCTAAACAGAACAATATTAGTTGGTCGTTTAACTAGAGACCCAGAATTAAGAACCACTCAAAGTGGTGTAAATGTAGCATCATTCACATTAGCAGTTAACCGCACATTTACGAATGCACAAGGAGAGCGCGAGGCAGACTTTATTAATATCATCGTATTTAAAAAACAAGCAGAGAACGTTAATAAATACCTATCTAAAGGATCGTTGGCGGGCGTAGATGGTAGGTTACAAACGCGGAACTATGAAAATAAGGAAGGTCAACGTGTATACGTTACGGAAGTTATTGCTGATAGTATTCAATTTTTAGAACCGAAAAACTCAAATGACACTCAACAAGATTTATATCAACAACAAGTACAACAAACACGTGGACAATCGCAATATTCAAATAACAAACCAGTAAAAGATAATCCGTTTGCGAATGCAAATGGTCCGATTGAAATAGATGACAATGATTTACCATTCTAATTTAACCGGTTTGAAAGTGAGGTGTGTATATGACTGGTTGGATAAGTATTGATCGCTCAATTCAAAATCATTGGCTATTTAAAGAAAAGAGAACATTTTCAAAGTTTGAAGCATGGATATATTTACTCATGGAAGCGAATCATTCAAAGGCAAAAGTGCCTATTGGAAACCAAATTGTAACCGTAGAAAGAGGACAAAGATTAACATCGATTTTGACCTTGTCTGACCTTTTTAACTGGTCACGATTTAAAGTGAAAACCTTCCTTGACTTACTCGAGAGTGATGGAATGTTAGAAGTCAAAACAACATCAAAATATACCCTTATAACCATTGTCAATTATGACTTTTATCAAAGTGAGCAGGGCAGGAACCAACATCAAAACGACATCAAACCAACATCAAAACAACATCAGTCAAACATCAACCCAACATCAAAACAACATCAAACCAACACAAACAATAATGATAATAAAGATAATAATGAAAAGAATGTGAATAATGAGAAGAAGAAGACAACCGCCTTCGACTTCTTCCAAGATAACGGATTCGGTTTCATAACTTCTTACAATTTAGACGATTTAAATTATTATCTTGATTCATTTGAAAATGATTCAGATGAAATAGTTACCGCATCACTTAAAATCGCTAAAGACAGAAACAAAGTTACTTGGGGATATGCTAAAAGCATTTTGAATACATGGCTTAATGCAAACTTGAAATCTATTGAACAAGTACGTGCATTTGAAAAGCAACAACTTGAAAGCAAAAAACAAAATTATAAACCTTTCGTTAAACAATCAAAAGAAAAAACACCCAAATGGCTCACAGACAGCACGAGAGAAACGAAAACGCCGGAAGTAGATGAAAACCTTGAGAAAGACAGAGAAGCTTTTATTAAGCGTCTAAATAGCAAATGGGAGTGATTGAAAATGGATGCATTTGATAAATACTATCTATTTGATCATGACGGCAACAAAATGTTTTCAGTTACACCACATTTTAAAGATGGTCGGCATTTAGTTGTTGGAATAAAAGAAACAAAATTTAATGGTCGTCGTTGGTATTTAGACGATTATGAATTAAATACACTTATTGATAATGAACAAATGGAGTTAGGACACCAAACAAGCTTATTTGAATATATATGAGGGATTACATGGAGATAGAAATTAAATTTAATGAAGTGTTTAATGCGCCGATGGGGTCGCCTCGTCCACGCTTTCGTAATACAGGTAGATTTGTTCAAACTTACATGCCAACGTCTTACACAAAGCATAAAGCGTATATACAAGGGCAAATGCCTAAGTTAAATCTAGAGCGCGCACTAAAAATCGAATTAGACTTTTACTTTCCATTGCTTAAATCATGGTCGAAGAAAAAGAAAAGCGAAATGGTTGGGCAGTATAAAGTGACTAAGCCGGATATCGACAACTTAATTAAAACGGTATTAGATGCTTGTAATGGACATGTATGGAAAGACGATAACCAAATTACAGAAATAACTAGCTCAAAGCGTTATGGAATTGAGCCCAAAATAATCATACGAATAGAAGAAATATAAGAGGTGGATAAAATGGCGAGAAAAGCAAGGATTGTAACAATAAATGATAAACCTTATAGGTTCAGTAAATTTGAAATGGAATTAATAGAAAGTCACGGTATAACCGCTGGAATGGTTTCTAAGAGAGTAAAAGACGGTTGGGAACTACATGAAGCAATGGACGCACCAGAAGGTACGCGTTTAAGCGAGTACAGAGAAAAGAAAACAATAGAAAGACTGGAACAAGCTAGACTCGAACGCAAATTGGAAAGAAAGCGAAAGAGAGAGGCTGAGCTAAGAAGAAAGAAGCCACACTTGTTTAATGTACCTCAGAAACATTCACGTGATCCGTACTGGTTTGATAATACTTATAACCAAATGTTCAAGAAATGGAGTGAAGCATAATGAGTGTAATCAGTAACAGAAAAGTAGATATGAATGAAATACAAGACAATGTTAAGCAACCAGCGCACTACACATACGGCGACATTGAAATTATAGATTTTATCGAACAGGTTACGGCGCAGTATCCACCACAATTAGCATTTGCAATAGGTAATGCAATCAAATATCTATCTAGAGCACCGTTGAAAAACGGACACGAGGATTTAGCAAAGGCGAAGTTTTATGTCCAAAGAGCTTTTGACTTGTGGGAGCAATGACTATGACATATAACGCGCGCAAAGAATACTTAAACCAATTTTTCGGATCTAAGAGATATCTGTATCAGGATAACGAACGAGTGGCACATATCCATGTAGTGAATGGCACTTATTACTTTCACGGGCATATCGTGCCAGGTTGGCAAAGCGTTAAAAAGACATTTGATACTGCTGAAGAGCTCGAAATATATATAAAGCAACATGGTTTGGAATACGAGGAACAGAAGCAACTAACTTTATTTTAGAGGAGATGGAAATGATGAATAATCGTGAACAAATTGAACAATCCGTTATAAGTGCTAGTGCGTATAACGGCAATGACACAGAGGGATTGCTAAAAGAGATTGAGGACGTGTATAAGAAAGCGCGAGCATTTGATGAAATACTTGATGGAATGACAAATGCTATTCAACATTCAGTTAAAGAAGGTATTGAACTTGATGAAGCAGTAGGAATTATGGCAGGTCAAGTTATCTATAAATATGAGGAGGAACAAGGAAAATGACTAACACATTAACAATTGATCAGTTACAAGAGTTATTACAAATACAAAAGAAGTTCGACGATAGAATACCGACTAGAAATTTAAATGACACAGTAGCTAGTATGATTATTGAATTTGCGGAGTGGGTTAACACACTTGAGTTTTTTAAAAATTGGAAGAAACAACCAGGTAAGCCATTAGATACACAATTAGATGAGATTGCTGATTACTTAGCTTTCAGTTTGCAATTAACTTTGACTATTGTTGATGAAGAAGATTTGGAAGAAACTACTGAGGTTATGGTTGATTTGATTGAAAATGAAGTTACTTTACCTAAACTACATTCAGTTTATTTTGTTCATGTAATGCATACGCTAACAGAACAATTTGTAAAAGGTATTGATAATAGCATTGTACAAGTTTTAATAATGCCGTTTTTGTACGCCAATACTTACTATTCTATCGACCAACTCATTGACGCATACAAAAAGAAAATGAAAAGGAATCATGAAAGACAAGATGGAACAGCAGACGCAGGAAAAGGATACGTGTAAAGACATCTTAGATCGAGTCAAGGAGGTTTTGGGGAAGTGACACAATACTTAGTCACAACATTCAAAGATTCAACAGGACGTAAACATACACACATAACTAAAGCTAAGAGTAATCAAAGGTTTACAGTTGTTGAGGCAGAGAGTAAAGAAGAAGCGAAAGAGAAGTACGAGAAACAAGTTAAAAGGGATGCAGTTATTAAAGTGGGTCAGTTGTTTGAAAATATAAGGGAGTGTGGGAAATGATTAAAAAACTTAAAAATATGGATGGGTTCGACATCTTTATTGTTGGAATACTGTCATTATTCGGTATAACCGCATTGCTACTTGTTGTCGCATTGCCTATCTATACAGTGGCTAGTTACCAAAACAAAGAAGTACATCAAGGGACAATTACAGATAAATATAACAAGAGACAAGATAAAGAAGACAAGTTCTATATTGTATTAGACAACAAACAAGTCATTGAAAACTCCGACTTATTATTCAAAAAGAAATTTGATAGCGCAGACATACAAGCTAGGTTAAAAGTAGGCGACAAAGTAGAAGTTAAGACGATTGGATATAGAATACACTTTTTAAATTTATATCCGGTCTTATACGAAGCAAAGAAGGTAGATAAACAATGATTAAACAAATATTAAGACTATTATTCTTACTAGCAATGTATGAGCTAGGTAAGTATGTAACGGAGCAAGTATATATTATGATGACGGCTAATGATGATGTAGAGGTGCCGAGTGACTTCGCAAAGTTTAGTGATCAGTCTGATTTGATGAGGGCGGAGGTGTCAGAGTAGATGATGTGGGAAATAGTTGCTATCGGTATCCTTATATTAATTACATTACTTTATGTAATATATACAGACAAAATTGAAGTGAGGGAGAAGATTGATGAATTAAAGCATGACATAAAAAGGAATGAAAAATTATTTGAAAATTATAAGAAAGAAAACAGACCAATCGAATATATTGTTGAGTTATATGATGGTGTGTATTTACAAGAAGAATATACAGGAGCATTTTCGAAAATGATAACACTTACTACAACTAGCAATGTTTTTGAAGCTAAATCATATGACAATTTATTTTTAGCTAAAATAGATGCTGAATTTCTGAGTGGTCGTGTATTAAAATATAAGCCGAATTTAGAGGTGATTGAATAGATGATGTGGTTCATCATAGCAATTATATTACTAGTCATCTTATTGTTTGGTGTAATGTTGCAAGCTGAACAGTTAAAAGGTGATGTGAAAGTTAAAGAGCGAGAGATAGAGATATTAAGAAGCAGATTGAGACACTTTGAAGATTAAACATATTTGTACGGAGGGTATTCATGACTAAAAAGAAATACGGATTAAAATTATCAACAGTTCGAAAGTTAGAAGATGAGTTGTGTGATTATCCTAATTATCATAAGCAACTCGAAGATTTAAGAAGTGAAATAATGACACCATGGATTCCAACAGATACAAATATAGGCGGGGAATTTGTACCGTCTAATACATCGAAAACAGAAATGGCAGTAACTAATTATCTTTGTAGTATACGAAGAGGTAAAATCCTCGAGTTTAAGAGTGCAATTGAACGTATAATCAACACATCAAGTAGGAAAGAACGCGAGTTCATTCAAGAGTATTATTTTAATAAAAAGGAGTTAGTAAAAGTTTGTGATGACATACACATTTCTGATAGAACTGCTCATAGAATCAAAAGGAAAATCATATCTAGATTGGCGGAAGAGTTAGGGGAAGAGTGAAATTGGCAGTAAAGTGGCAGTTTTTGATACCTAAAATGAGATATTATGATAGTGTAGGATATTGATTATCTTACTGCGTTTCCCTTATCGCAATTAGGAATAAAGGATCTATGTGGGTTGGCTGATTATAGCCAATCCTTTTTTAATTTTAAAAAGCGTATAGCGCGAGAGTTGGTGGTAAATGAAATGAACGAAAAACAAAAGAGATTCGCAGATGAATATATAATGAATGGATGTAATGGTAAAAAAGCAGCAATTTCAGCAGGTTATAGTAAGAAAACAGCAGAGTCTTTAGCAAGTCGATTGTTAAGAAATGTTAATGTTTCGGAATATATTAAAGAACGATTAGAACAGATACAAGAAGAGCGTTTAATGAGTATTACAGAAGCTTTAGCGTTATCTGCTTCTATTGCTAGAGGAGAACCTCAAGAGGCTTACAGTAAGAAATATGACCATTTAAACGATGAAGTGGAAAAAGAGGTTACTTACACAATCACACCAACTTTTGAAGAGCGTCAGAGATCTATTGACCACATACTAAAAGTACATGGTGCGTATATCGATAAAAAAGAAATTACTCAGAAGAATATTGAGATTAATATTGGTGAGTACGATGACGAAAGTTAAATTAAACTTTAACAAACCATCTAATGTTTTCAACAGAAACATATTCGAAATACTAACCAATTACGATAACTTCACTGAAGTACATTACGGTGGAGGTTCGAGCGGTAAGTCTCACGGCGTTATACAAAAAGTTGTACTTAAAGCATTGCAAGACTGGAAATATCCTAGGCGTATACTATGGCTTAGAAAAGTCCAATCAACAATTAAAGATAGTTTATTCGAAGATGTCAAAGATTGTTTGATAAACTTCGGTATTTGGGACATGTGCCTTTGGAATAAGACTGATAACAAAGTTGAATTGCCAAACGGCGCAGTTTTTTTGTTTAAAGGATTAGATAACCCAGAGAAAATAAAGTCGATAAAAGGCATATCAGACATAGTCATGGAAGAAGCGTCTGAATTCACACTAAATGATTACACGCAATTAACGTTGCGTTTGAGGGAGCGTAAACACGTGAATAAGCAAATATTTTTGATGTTTAACCCAGTATCTAAACTGAATTGGGTTTATAAGTATTTCTTTGAACATGGTGAACCAATGGAAAATGTCATGATTAGACAATCTAGTTATCGAGATAATAAGTTTCTTGATGAAATGACACGACAAAACTTAGAGTTGTTAGCAAATCGTAATCCAGCATATTACAAAATTTATGCGTTAGGTGAATTTGCTACACTAGACAAATTGGTTTTCCCTAAGTATGAAAAACGTTTAATAAATAAAGATGAGTTAAGACATTTACCTTCTTATTTTGGATTGGACTTTGGCTACGTTAATGATCCTAGTGCTTTTATACATTCTAAAATAGATGTAAAGAAAAAGAAATTATACATCATTGAAGAGTATGTTAAACAAGGTATGCTGAATGATGAAATAGCTAATGTCATAAAGCAACTTGGTTATGCTAAAGAAGAAATTACAGCAGATAGTGCAGAACAAAAAAGTATAGCTGAATTAAGGAATCTAGGACTTAAAAGGATTTTACCAACCAAAAAAGGGAAGGGCTCGGTTGTGCAAGGGTTACAATTCTTAATGCAATTTGAAATCATTGTTGATGAACGTTGTTTCAAGACTATTGAAGAGTTTGACAACTACACATGGCAAAAGGACAAAGATACAGGTGAATATACCAATGAACCAGTAGATACATACAATCATTGTATCGATTCGTTGCGTTATTCAGTGGAACGATTCTACAGACCGGTTAGAAAACGCACAAATGTCAGTTCGAAAGTTGACACAATAAAATCTCTAGGATTATAGGAGGGAACAAATGTTAAAGGCAAACGAATTTGAAACGGATACTGATTTACGAGAAAACAGAAATTACTTGTTTAACG